GATTGATCGGAGCGGTGCAAGCCGATCAGTTCAAGTCGCATAACCACCGATTCATCAATGAGTACAACACTCCAACCACCAATTTCACCGCATACACCGATCAGAACAGCGAGGGTGTTGATTCCTTGCAAAGTGCTGGTGGGCGAGCCTACACATACGTCACGATGGAAAGCACGGGAGGCAATGAAACACGGCCTCGAAACATTGCGCTGCTCGTCTGCATCAAATATTGATAGGAGAAGCATGAAAATTTATCACTGCCGCCCGGATTCCGGCGTCTATCTCGGCTGCTCTACCGCTGACGAATCGCCGTTGGAGCCGGGCGTATTTTTGGTGCCGGCCCATGCCACTATCATTCCGCCGCCAGACGCAAAAGAGGGTCGGCACGCTGTCTTTGACGGCGCCAGGTGGACGATACAACCCATACCGCAGCCTGAAAAGCCGGAGCCGCCACCACCGCCCACGGATGCGCAACTCGCCGCCGCAGCCATCGGCAAGCGCGACCGATTGCTGACTGACGCCACGCTGGCCATGGCGCCGCTGCAAGACGCTGTCGAGCTGGACGCTGCCACCCGAACAGAAATCGCGCTACTCAAACAATGGAAACAGTACCGGGTCGCTGTTAACCGGGTACCGGACCAGGACGGGTGGCCGCGCGAGATTGTCTGGCCGGAAAAACCTTTCAACGACACAGCGCAATAAACGCATCACTGAGCATTCTTCAACATTCTTACAGGAGTTCACATGGCAAGCGATTACCACCACGGCGTGCGCGTCCTTGAAATCAACGAAGGCACGCGCCCGATCCGCACCATCAGCACCGCCGTCATTGGCCTGATCGCCACCGCAGAAGACGCCGATCCGCTCGTCTTCCCGCTGGATACTCCGGTGCTGCTGACCAATGTCATTGCAGCCCTGGGCAAAGCCGGCAGCAAAGGCACGCTACGCCGAACGCTAGAAGCCATCGGCGCGCAAACCAAACCATTTACGATTGTCGTACGCGTGGCCGAAGGCGCCGACGAGGCGGAAACCACCACCAACGTGATCGGCACCGTGACCGCCAGCGGCAAGTACACCGGTATAAAAGCTTTGCTGGCCGCCCAAGGCAAGCTCGGTATCAAGCCGCGCATCCTGGGCGCCCCCGGGCTGGACACCCAACCGGTCACCAATGCCCTGGTCAGCGTGGCCCAGCAGATGCGCGCCTTTGTGTATGCATCGGCCCACGGTTGCCTGACCAAGGAAGCGGCGGTGCTGTACCGCAAGGATTTCGGCCAGCGCGAACTGATGCTGATCTGGCCCGATTTCGTCAATTGGGACACGGCCACCAATGCCGAGGCCAGCATTCCTGCGGTGGCCTATGCGCTCGGCCTGCGTGCCAAGATCGATGAGGAAATCGGCTGGCACAAGACGCTGTCGAACATGCCCGTCAACGGTCCGACCGGGATTTCCAGCGATGTGTTCTGGGATCTGCAGGATCCGGCCACCGATGCCGGTTATCTGAACGGCAAGGAAGTCACCACCCTGATCAACAACGGCGGTTTCCGTTTCTGGGGCTCGCGTACCTGTGAAATGCCGGAATTCTTCTTCTTTGAGAATTACACCCGTACCGCCCAGGTGCTGGCCGACACCATCGCCGAGGCCCATTTCACTTTTGTCGACAAGCCGCTGCACCCGTCCCTGGTCAAGGACATGCTGGAAAGCATCAATGCCAAGTTCCGCGATCTGAAGGCCCAGGGTTACATCATCGACGGCAGCGCCTGGTATGACGAACAGTTCAACAGCAAGGATACGCTGAAGGCGGGCAAACTGGCGATCGATTACGACTACACGCCGGTGCCGCCATTGGAAAACCTGGTGTTCCAGCAACGCATCACCGACCGCTACCAGGCCGACTTCGCCAGCCGCGTGAACGCCTAAACACCTGGTTTCATTCATCACCCTGTACGGAGAACACGATGGGCTTACCCCGCAAACTCAAAGATTTTAATTTGTTCAACGATGGCGCGTCCTATATGGGGCTGGTGCCGGAACTGACCTTGCCGAAACTCAGCCGCAAGATGGAGGAATACCGCGCCGCCGGCATGACCGGCCCGGTGATGGTCGATTTCGGCAACGAAGCGATCACGCTGGAATGGACCGCCGGCGGCCTGCAGGTTGACGCCTTGAAGCAATACGCGGCGAAGAAACACAACGCCGCCCAGCTACGCTTTGCCGGCGCCTTCGAGAACGACGATGACGGCACCATCTCCGCCGTCGAGGTGGTCGTGCGTGGCCGCCACAAGGAAATCGACATGGGCAGCGCCAAGCAAGCCAGCGACACCGCCCATAAATACAGCACCGCGTGCAGCTATTACAAGCTGACCGTCGACGGCGAAGTCATCATCGAGCTCGATTTCATGGGCGCGATCGAGAACATCGGCGGCATCGACCGCAACGCCGGTATCCGCAAGGCCATCGGCCTGTAACACCTCTGTAACTCCGTCGAGTTTCACCTCACCACCCAATTGTTAACTAAGGATCACCCTCATGAACAAGCCAGACCAAGCTCCTATCGCCGCGAACGGCATCTATCAAACCGTCACCCTGGACGAACCGCTGATCCGTGGCACTACCCTGATTACCGAAATCCAGGTACGCAAACCGAAGTCGGGCGAGTTGCGCGGCGTGTCCCTGATCGAGCTGGGCAATATGGACGTGGTCGCCCTGCAGCGCGTGTTGCCGCGGATTACCCAGCCAACACTCACCGCCGCCGACGTGGCGAATCTGGATCCGGCCGATCTGGTCTCGCTCGGGGCCGAGGTGGCGTATTTTTTGGTGAGGAAAGCCGATCGTCAGGTGGTCTCCCCGACTGCGTAGAAAATCCGATGGCCGACATTGCGGCGGTGTTTCACTGGTCACCGCAGGCCATGGATGAACTGGAGATTGTGGAATTGATGGCCTGGCGCGAACGCGCCCGGGTACGCAGCGGAGCGCAGGAGTAAAGACGAACCATGAGCGACAAAGAATTACGGTTACAGGTGGTGTTTGCAGCGCTGGACAAGCTCACCGCGCCGATGAAGAAGATCGTCAATGAATCGACCACGCTGGGCCGTGCGATCAAGGGCACCAATGACAAGCTCAAGGAGTTGAACACCCGCCAGAAGGATGTCGGGAGTTTCCGCGACTTGAGCAAGGGCTTGCAGGACACCTCCGCCAAACTCAACGCCGCCCAGCGCCACGTCGCCACCCTGGCCCAGAAGCTCAAACAGACCGAGCAACCGACGCGGGCAATGACGCGCGAATTCAATGCGGCGGTCAAAGCCGCCGGCGCCTTGAAGACGCAAGGACAGCAGCAGAGCCAGCAGTTGCAGGTTTTACGAGACCGCCTGTCCGGCGCCGGCATCTCGACCCGCGAGCTGGGATCCGCCCAGGCCTGGCTGAAATCCACCGTCGCCTACACCAACGCCGAGCTGGCCTCGCAACAAAAGCGCCTGGCTGCGGTGGGCGCACAGCAGCAACGGATGGCCGCAGCGCGCCAGCATGCCGACAAGGCGCGGGCGGTGGCGGGCAATCTGGCCGGCGCCGGCATCGGCGCCACGGTGGCCGGTGGCGCCATCGGTGCGCCGCTCGTCAAAGGGTTAAGCGAAGCCAAGCATTACCAGCTCGAAACCGGCCGGGTCACGGCATTAGGTCTGGGGCCGCAGGTCAGCGCCGATGCGGAGAAATTCGCCCGTAACATGAAAACCTTCGGCACTAGTCATACCGAAAATCTGGAACTGGTACGCGACTCGATGTCGGTGTTTGGCGATCTGCATCACGCCGAGATGGTCCCGCCGACGCTGGCCAAGATGAAGTTCGGCAACAAGGCCTTCTATGGCGCCGAATCGGGCGAAGAGAATGAGCGCAAGTTCATGGACATGCTGAAAGTGATCGAGATGCGCGGCGGCACCACCAGTTCGGAGAAATTCCACGGCCAGGCCAATATGGTGCAAAAGGTCATCACCGCCACCGGCGGCCGGGTCGGCCCGGGCGAATGGCTAAACATGATCAAGACCGGCGGCATTGCCGCCAAGGGCATGGACGACAAATCGTTCTACTACCAGATGGAACCGCTGGTGCAGGAAATGGGCGGCCACCGGGTCGGGACCGGCACCATGTCGGCGTACAACAACCTGTATCAGGGGCGCACCAGCAAACGGGCCGCGATGAATCTGGAAAAACTGGGCCTCATTGGCGACCACTCCAAAGTGAAATTTGACAAGGCAGGCCAGACCGCCCAACTCGATCCCGGTGCGCTGCTGGGCAGCGACTTGTTCAAGAAAAGCCAGTTCGCCTGGATGGAAACGGTGCTGTTGCCGCAGCTCGCCAAAAAGGGCATTACCGATCAGGGCAAGATCCTCGACACCATCGGCAGCATCTTTTCGAATCGGACCGCCAGCGACCTGCATGCGAATATGTATTTGCAGCGTGCCCAGATCCACAAGAATGAAAAGCTGAATGCCGGCGCCTACGACATCGATCAGATCAATAGACTGGGCCAGCAGCAGGCCAGTGGCAAGGAACAGGACGTGACGGCCAAGCTGGCCGACCTGAAACTGACCATGGGGGAAAAGATCTTACCGCTGTATGCCGAGGCGATTGTGACGGTCACCAATGCGCTCAAGGGCTTGAATGGCTTCATGGAAAAGAACCCGGCGACCGCCAAGGTCATGATCGTGGCATTTATGGCGCTGGCGGGCATGCTGGTCGTGCTGGGACCGCTGATGCTGGGCCTGGCCGCCCTGATCGGCCCGTATGCGATGTTGCATGTGCTGTTCGCCAAAATGGGGATCGCCGGCGGTGTGCTGACGCCGATCCTGCGTGGCCTGGGGAGCGCCTTCCTTGCGGTCGGGACGGTGATCAAAGCCGTGAGTGTGTTTTTGTTCACGACCCCGATTGGCCTGATCATCCTGGCCATCGTTGCCGCGATTGCACTGCTCGCCGGTGCGGCCTATCTGGTGGTTAAAAATTGGGAACCGATCAAGGGATTCTTTGGCGGCATCTGGACCGACATCAAAACAGCCTTCAACGGCGGGATTCTGGGGATCACGGCACTGATCCTGAACTGGTCGCCGCTCGGGCTGTTCTACCAGGCGTTTGCCGGGGTACTACGCTGGTTTGGGGGCGACATGCCGGCGAAATTTACCGAGTTCGGCGCGAACATCATGCGCGGCCTGGTCGATGGCATCACCGGTGCCCTGGGCTGGGTCAAAACCACGATTACCGGCGCGGGCGAAAATGTGATTGGCTGGTTCAAGGAAAAGCTTGGCATCCATAGCCCGAGCCGGGTGTTTGCCGAGCTGGGCGATTTCACGATGCAGGGGCTGGCCGTGGGACTGCAACGAAGCGAGGATGCCCCCATCGGCCAGGTCAGCGGCCTGGCCAAGCGTCTCACCCAGCTCGGCGCGGGTGTCGCCATCAGTGCGGCGGCCATGCCGGCACTGGCCTTCGATACCCGTCCGCCGATTGCGTCGCGTGCCGCCGGCAGCGGCATGGTGGTCCAGGGCGACACCATCCAGATCACGATTCAGGCGGCGCCCGGCATGGATGAACACGCGATCGCCCGTGCCGTGGCCACTGCACTGGACCAGCGCGATCGCCAAAAGGCAGCGCGGCTGCGCTCCAGCCTGTCCGACACCCACGCATAAGGAGAATGACCATGATGATGGCCCTGGGCATGTTTGTCTTCAGCCTGCCGACCCTGGCCTACCAGGAGCTGCAGCGCCAGACCGAATGGAAGCATCCGTCCACGGCGCGGGTCGGCACCCGCGACGCCCGCCAGTTCACCGGCAAGGGCGACGACACCATTACCTTGTCCGGCTGGATCGCGCCGGAGCTGACCGGCAGTCTGTATTCGCTCGATGCGCTCCGCCTGATGGCCGACACCGGCAAGTCGTGGATCCTGATCCTGGGTACCGGCCGCATCTACGGCTCGTTCGTGATCACGAACATGACCGAGGGGCGCACCGTGCTGGCGCGCAACGGCGACGCCGGACGGATCGAGTTCTCGCTGACCTTGAAGCGAACCGACGCATCGGTGCTAGGCATGCTGAACACCTTGGGCGACCTGGCCAGCATCAAAAACATGCTCAGTCTGGAAGGTCTCGGCAAGAGCGCCAGCAATGCCCTCGCCATCGGCACAGCCACGTTCAACAACCTCGCCAATAGCGCAGAGAGTCTGTTCTGATGACCTACCCGATACCCGCCTTCCGCGTTACCCTGGACGACCAGGACATCACCGGCAAGATCGCCCCGCGCCTGGTCAATTTGACGCTGACCGAATGCCGTGGCGAGGACAGCGATCAACTCGACCTGACCCTGGACGATGCCGACGGCCAGCTGGCGATCCCGCCACGCGGCGCCAGGATCAATCTCCAGATCGGCTGGGCCGACACCGGGCTGGTCGACAAGGGCACTTTTACCGTCGATGAAGTCGAGCACACCGGCACGCCCGATACCATCACCCTGCGCGCCCGCACCGCCAACCTGATCGACACCTTCCGGCAACTGGAAGAACACAGCTTCCATGACACCACGCTCGGCGCCATCATTGAGGTCATCGCGTTCCGGCAGGAACTGAAAGCCGGCATCGCCGATGCCCTGCGCAACGTCGCGGTCCAGCACATCGACCAGACCCGCGAAAGCGATGCCGCCTTTCTGCGACGCCTCGGCAAGAAATACGATGCCGCCGCGACCGTCAAGAACGACACGCTGATCTTCACCCCCGCCAGCCGCAGCAAGACCGTGTCCGGCAAGGAGTTGCCGACCATCCGCATCACGCGCCAGCTCGGCGACGGCCACCGCTTCCACAGCGCCGAGCGCGATAGCTACACCGGCGTGCGCGTGTTCTGGCATGACTACAAACACGGCTTGCGCCGCAGCGTCGTCGCCGGTGCGCCAGGGATTAGCAAACGGCTGCGCACTACCTACGCCAGCGAAGCCGACGCCCGCACCGCCGCCGTCGCCGAATGGGGGCGGATCCAGCGCGGCCTGGCGACATTCGAGCTATCGCTAGCACTCGGCAATCCGGCGCTGATACCGCAGTCGCCGGTGATCGTATCGGGCTTCAAGACCGCCATCGATAACGTGGACTGGCTGACCTCTAGGGTCACGCACAGCATCAGCGATGCCGGATTTACCACCCGCATCGAACTGGAGACCAAAACCGAAGAAGCGGAAGTCGAACGCGAGGACCAGATCGATCCGAATCCCGGCATTACCGGCGTCACCGCGCCATGGCACGACAAAATCAGCAAGAAGAAAGGGGAGCAGCTGGCCGGATCACGTGCCAACGCCAAGGCGCTCAAGCACGTCTATGCCAGCAAGCAGACCGCTACACGGGCGGCAAAACTGGAATGGGAAAAGATACGGGAGAGGCGGGACGCTTCGACGCCGACATGACGCTGATGACCGGCGAGCTAAACAAGCTGCTCAGCGACCTGGTGTTTGCATTGGGCGGTGAAACTTCGGAGGTAGTGGAAGAAATCGATGACGAGCTAACTGATTTAGTCCGCTTACATAGTGAAAATTCAGAAAAACACAACATAACGATATTGGAGTTTTTAAATGACGGCCTCTACGAACAGGCGGTAGATGTAGTGAAAAAAAGCCGTCGCGCTTCGGTCTCGTTAATTCAACGCTCCCTACAGATTGACTACTACCGTGCGGCGCAATTGATCGATCAAATGGAGGCTTTGGGGATGATCGGCGAACTGCAGTTGAACGGGCATCGGAACGTATTGACAGTTGATCTTCGCAGCATTCCGGAGGAAGTGAAATGATGAGCAACCCATTGCTAACCCCGGAACAACTCCACACTATCACCGGAAAGAAACGTGCACATTATCAGTGGACTTGGTTCAAGACGACATTCGGTGTCGACCTGCCATGCAATGCCAAATGCGTGATTATTTCGCCTCAGTTGTTTGAGCAACTACAAGCAAGACGTGCAGGCTTAATCGCGTTGGCCTCCGGCGGTGACCGCCCTAAAATTTATGCATGAGGTAGAACAATGAACGCTCGACGCCGCACTCGTATTGACGGCCTCCCCTCCCGCGTCTATCAGAAGCACAACGCATGGTTTTGGGTACGAAAAAAAGACGGCAAATGGATCCGCCTGTGCGGCATTGCCGACGGCCTTTCGACAATGCACGAACGCCTGGCCGCAGCAATGAAAAAAAATGAACCTCTAACCGGCAACGGTGATTTTCCAATTCACGCCCAAGTGTATATGGATAAGGCGGGTATGCAGAAATCAGACTCATTCCGTGGTGAATGGCTGCGCCAAGGAGAAGTCTTGTGCAAAGCCTTCCGAGATTGGAATGTCGCACAAATAGATTCGGCATCAATCGAAGATTTTCTGGAAATGAAATGGCCGAACAAACTGCCGTCGCGCCGAATATTCCGGTCCTGGATGTCGAGCTTCTTTACCTGGGCGATTCGTCAACGCCTATGCAGCGGCAATCCGTGCAGTCATATAAAGCTCGCCAAAGCTCCAGCCCGTGACGTGTACATTCCAGACAATCATTTCATGGCAATTCGAGCGGAACTGGATGCAAGCATGCAATGCTTCGTTGATCTGTGCTATTTGACGACCATGCGTTCTACAGAAATTCGCAATCTAAAATGGTCTCAAATAGATCGATCGACAAACCTGATCCGCTTTCAGCCGTCAAAGACACTCAAGAGTTCAGCCGGTCGTGTTGATTGGCCGCTTACCAAAGCGATTGATTCGGTATTACAGATCGCCGCAGCGATTAATCCAGACTCCGACTATGTAATCCATGATGACCTGGGTGCGGCAAGAGGCACTAAGGACGTGCGCGACGACTGGATGAAAGCGCGTTCTAAAGCGGGCTTAAAAAACAACCATTACACAGTAAAAGACATTCGCGCAAAAGCGCTGACGGATGCAGATCGAAAAGGGTATAGCTTGCAGGAACTGAGCGTTGCCGCCGTGCATACTGCAACACAAACAACAGCAATCTATCTCAAAGGAAAAAAAGTTCCGGTCTCAAATATTGTGCTGGATATGCCAGAAATATTAGACAACCAATAGATTTTATTAGACAACATGGGATTTTTTCAGCCCCCATTCGCCCCAGACCCGCATGAACAGTAGCTTTGCAAGGCAACGAGAATAAACTCAAAAATCCGTACCCTGATATAGTAGGAGGTTGATCCTCCGATCCTCGTTCATGCGAACGTGGATCGGAAAACTTACGCTCAAGGCATCCATGGAAGAAATTCGCATTCGCGGCGCACGCACGCACAATCTGAAGAATA